TGACGCGACTAAAGAGTTTCAATAGTGTATTTGCACTGTAATTTAAATTTTCTTCAATTGGTTTCCAGGTGGATTCACCCCCAGCAATCGCCAGTAATGCTGCAACAGCATTAGGATATGCAGACTGGGTCCATCCAAGAGCAGCTGCTCCATTAATAATTGCTTGAATATTAGATTTACTACCCGAAGCAATTGTTCGTTTTGCGGCATCACTACAGTTACAATTCTTTAGTGCTTCTAATGTTGCAGGATCTACCTTACCGCCACCAGCGCCACCAGATCCTCCAGATCCAGGAGAATTACCAGTGCCGTCTCCGCTAGATCCACTACCACCAGATCCAGGAACAGCAGCAATAGTTCCTACATATGCAGGTAACTGACCCTCGTCTCCATCAATGAAAAATCCCCAACACCAAGTGCCTTCCACTGGACCAGTTGGCGACCAACCAATACCAGAAGTTCCTGCCGAAATTGCAGGTTGAATTGGTAATGCCCATGGAAGATCTTCAGTAGGAAGTTTTTCCTTATCATCAGTATGGTATCCTAGAATACGCAGACGCAATCTACCCAAACGAAGAGGATCGTCGCGATCTTCAACTACACCAAAAAACCAATAAAAATTTGCATCATTATTGGTAAAGAAATTATTTGCCATACCTACTCCACCCAAAAATTGGTTGCGGATCTATCGGTTTTCCATTTAACTGCACTTCAAAGTGAAGGTGCGGTCCAGTACTTCTACCTGTCGATCCACAATTCATAATATGCTGACCAGCCTTAACTGTGTCACCAGTTTTAACTTTAAACGATCCATTTTGACCGTGCCCATACGCTGTAACATATCCGCCACCATGATCAATTTTTATCAAATTACCATTGGCACCTTTGTCTCCAGCAAAAATAACCTTACCGCCCTTCGCGGCAAGAATTGGTCTGCCAAGGTCGCCACCCTTTACAAGATCAACACCTGTGTGGAAAGATTTAACTTTCTTAACTGGATGGATTCTATTACCAAACGGAGAAATTACTTTACCTCCTGCCATCGGAGAAGTCCATCCCTCTTTATTAACAGCAACAGGTTCTGAAGATTGAGAAGGATCTGCTTGATTCTCTGGATTATTTGGATTATCTGGATCGTCCTGTGCCATATTTGGATCAGGAGCACGTTCAATAAACTGGAATGCAGTATGGAACGAATCCTTGGCAATCTCAAGAATCATCTTATGCGCCATTGGTGTAATTTTATGGTGAATCGCAGTGATCATCCAAACACCAGATAAGAATGGATCCCACAGAGTTTCATCTGTTTTATCGGCGCCATCTCCAACCTTGGGATATCTAAAGTTGATCAACTTACCAACTTCGGCATCTGTTCTTCCAGGAACAGTAATATGCATTCTCAATCCAGAAATATCTTCAAGGACGCTTTGTCTTGCTGGCAAGAATTTCGAAGGATCGTATTCAATCAATTCCGCATCATCAGAAAGAACTTTTTGATGAACTGTTCTATAAAAACTTTTCGACAACGCAGAACGAGTAACGTTCGCGGGATATGTCATATTGTCGTTCTGTTCACCATCAAATTTTGCTTCACCGTTCTCAATCTTGTAATTTTCCATATGGATATAATCTGGATAGGAATATCCATAATCCCAAGACCAGTTGGTAAACTCTTTCAGGGAAAGATCCAACACTGTAGTTGTGCTGGCGAATCTTCCATTATCCTGACTCTTGAGAAGATCGATCTGTTCTGGGAATCTAATTTCTTGAACAATATTAAATTGACGAACTAAATCCGATCTCGGAACTGAGAATCCTGATTCTTCATTTTCTCTAGATTCATCAAATGGTTTCTGCAGATACATATACTCTGCGAAAACCATGCTTTGGTCTAATTGAGATTTGATCAAGTTATCAATTGACGTAAAATAAAACTGCTTTGTTGTTTCATAGAAAAGAAAACTTGGCGATTTTTGTTTGTTACCAATCGATCTTTTTGCAACATAATTCAGACAACGAAATGGCGACCACATATTGGAGACAAATGCAGTCTTGGAATCATGTGGAGCGTCAGCAATTATCATCGGAGTTATGTCCTCAGACTCAAGAGTTCCATAACAACGCTGCTGTTTAACATACTCAGTATAAATTTTATCTGCAATTTCGTCGGTAGTTCCCTCGAACTTTGCGCTTACTTGCGTTACGTTATCTCCAAGTCCTTCCAGTGAGCAGAAATATAATACATATACTTGTTCTCTGTCACTAGTGAGTGCTCTGTTTTTGATCGAGTAAATAGAAAATGACTTCTTGATAGATTCGCCGTATGAATCATCAAAGGATGGTGTTCTTACCCAAATATTAATCAGTTCGTCGCCAACCAGAGGCAACCCTGCGAGAAGATCGGCAGAGTCAACAACAATCAAGGCACCATTTAATGAGTTCGAGAAAATATCTTCGTAGATATTTAATTCGCTGACGAAATTCTTAATGTCAAGAATATCACCATTTACACTCTGTAATTCGACAACCTCCAGAGAAATATCCCCTGGAGTTACGAGTTCCTTTGTTGGTTTTGTATTTACAGGTGTTTCATCTGCCATGTGTTATCAACTAATCAATTTCTTAAACTCGTTGACAAATTTGCTAAGATATTTTGGAGGAACATATTTTATCTCACGTTTCTTGTCATTTAGTTCTACTTCATAATCCCAGTTAGTAATTTGCTTCTATATTTCCATTTGCCAACTCAACGCCATCATAATCAACAATCAATCCAGCAGAGATTCCTTGTTCTACTTGCACATCAGTTGTTCTATAATGATGGATTGCAGTATAAACATTATCCTCGCCATACTTATCGAGGCAGTATTTGTATAAATCTGTCTCATTTCTTGGCCATTCTTCGCGAACATCAATAATATTATTTACAATCAACAAAACCCAGTGATAATCTTCTCTTCCGTAAATTTTATACGCAAGTAATTCTGGAGTTTCATCTTGTTCGATTGCTGTTGTTTCTAGATTGTATAGGTTTTTAGCAGCAAAAATTGAAGCAACTCTGCGAAAGATATCTGTTACGACAGTATAATTACCTAGGAATCTTCCTTGTAGAAGGGGGAATTGATTAAAATACATATTAGAATCCCTGGTATACTCTTTGTGTTGTTAGAAGTTCTAGTTCTAGGAAGGTGAGGCGAACTGTTGCTTGGGTCGGCATACCATTCGCAAAGGTTGTAAATCCCTCTGCTCCATAATCCACACTCATGCTTTCAAGGATACAACTAGAAACCTTTCTCACGTATTTATTTTCCGCTCCATCGAAGTAATATACGATAGAAAATTCTGATGGATAGTTGAAGAAATAACCGCTCTTTGATAATTCAGGATGCATATGGTATGCAAACTTTTGAATAATACCGGAACTTCCAAATACTGTCTCTGCTTTCTTGTTGAGTTTTCGGAGCGAACACATAATCGAAACTGAATTTTCTATTATCCATGGACTTGAAGAATTGCTCTTTGTATGGATTCTTGACAGTCTTGGAAGTAGCAGCAATAACGTTTTCTAGAGCATCTGCGCCGAGCGCTTTTGCAAGAAGTCCGCCCGATCTGGCAGCAAGTTTAATGTTTTCTCCATTCAGAGGATTTAAATGCGCCAAGTAATGATTGATTACCAGCAGCAATAGAACCAACTAGAGTTCCAAGTTCGTCTGCTTGCCAGTTAGCGCGATACGAGGTAGATAATCTTTCTCCGATTTGCAGAGCAATACCACCTTGCTCCTTCGAGTACTTCCTGTTCTCCTGCGATTTGACTAGAAACTGCACCACCCAATCCACCAGCAAAAATTCCTCCAGTGATTGATCCCAGAGTTCCTGCTAATGTAACTCCACCTGCATTTTTACCACCAGTTTTTGCCAGAGCGTCTGCGATACCTAATGCTGCGCCTGCGCCAGCGCCTGCAGCAGTTGCCGCAGCACCACCTTTGTCTGGATTTACTCTGTTTTGTTGGGATTGATCAACGACAGGAGGTTTTCCGCCGTTTCTCTTAGTAAGACTCTTACCAATTCTTGATTCAGAACGAACGAGTGGATAAAAAATAATGTAGTGTGGTGACTGCTCTTCTAAGTCTGCAGGATATCTCAGATTTTTCCCGTCAATATCGTTTCTGTTAATAAAACTTTGGCGAGCTTTGTCGACGCCAGTAAATTCTTTTGAATCCACGAATAAATATCCTTGATTGGTATTACTTTCTGTATATTTATATGGTTTATTCAAAAGATTCACTCAAAGGCAGATATAATATACAGAAACCCAATAAGTATATTGGGGATCCGAGCAACATCATCTTTCGCTCCAGTTACGAACTGAAGTTTATGAAATGGTGCGACTCAAACGATAAAGTCGTTGAATGGGGTTCTGAAGAACTAGTAATCCCATATAGATCTCCCGTCGACGGTAGAATACACAGATATTTTGTTGACTTCTACATAAAAGTCAATGGCAACAAGTATCTTATAGAAATAAAACCTGAAAAATTTACCAGAGAACCCAAGATTCCAAAAAGAAAAACTAAACAATTTTTAAACGAAGTGATGACATGGGGTGTGAATCAAGCAAAATGGAAAGCAGCAGAAGAATTCTGCCTAGATAGAAACTGGAAATTCATGATATTAACTGAGAAAGAACTGGGAATCTCGAATAAATAGTTATTATGGCAAATCCGTTCGAAACTCTTCGCGCAAAAGCAGGTGATGGTCAAAAGTCAGTCTGGTGGTATATGCGCAATGTTCAAAAAATAGTCGGTGCGACTAGTGCTACACCGAATGCAACAATGCAATCTGATTTAGGCGAAATGAAAAGTAACGTCGAAATTGGTTCCATGTATCTGTATTACTATGATCCAAAGTGGAAGCAACAATTACCTTTCTATGACACCTTCCCGTTAGTGCTGCCATTTGGTCCAGCACCAGGAGGGTTTTACGGTATCAATCTCCACTATGCTCCCTACTTGGTACGAGCAAAAATTCTTGGTGAACTGTTAGATTATGCGTCATCTAAGACATATAGCACAACAACAAAGATTAAAATGTCATACCAGTTGCTCAAGGGATTGAGTACTGCGAATGAAGTTAAACCATGCATCAAGCATTACTTGACTCCTCATGTCAGATCGAGATTTCTTAAAATTAATCCGATCGACTGGAAAACTGTTATATTCTTACCGCTTGAACAGTTTCAAAAGAAAACAAAAGACGAGGTCTTCAGAGACTCTAGGAGTAAATACTAATGGGTGCGTTCTCGCTCGAAAATTTTTGGCAACATGGTTGGCAACACGACTTCGCAAGATCAAATAGATACGAAGTGTTTTTTGGTTTGCCGAAAGTCATGCAAAACAGAGGCGATCAATCTAGAGTTGTCTCTATGATGGCAGAAGATGTTCTTATTCCTGGAATGATTTTAGGAACAAGACCAATCCGAATAAACAACCTAAATGAACAACGAGCACATGTGATTGATTTTGGTGGCGATTCTATCAATTTCACATTCTTAATCGATGGATCTTGGACAGCAAAAGATTTTATTGGAGACTGGATGCGCAAAATCGTCAATCCTGAAAACAAAAGAATTGTAGAATTCCCTGATCAATACTATGCCACGATTGATATTCATGCGTTGAATAGAAAAGATGAGAAGACTGCCCACTGGAGAATCAACGATGCATTCCCAAGATCGATTGCTCCAATAAGTGCATCGTGGCAAAACCCAGAAGTAATGCGTCTACCTGTCTCGTTTGCATACAAAGATTGGGAAGTAATTAAAACATATAATTCCGCTGGTGAGGTGGGAACAGTAACTGCATAATTATACGGAGAATATAACATGTTACCTACGTTGAATACTCCAACATTTTATATTGAAATGATTGGTTCAAAAGAAAAAGTAAAGTTTAGACCATTTCTAGTCAAGGAAGAGAAGTTACTAATCCTTGCCTCCGAGTCGGAGGATAGAAATGAAATGATGAATGCCATGCAAGAGATTGTTGGTGTTTGTAGTTTTGGAAAATTGGATGGACATACTCTTCCATTTTTTGAATTGCAAAATATCTTCATCAAGTTGCGCTCGCAGTCTATTGGTCAGATTTCAGAATTCAATTTGATTTGCGGAGAGTGCGGACATAGAACTCCTTCTGCATTAGATCTTGAAACAATCAAAGCAACTGTTAACGAACGCCACACAAACAAGATCAATTTATCAAACGATCTTGGTGTTATTATGAAATATCCAACTGCGAACGATTTAACTGACGATAAGACAACGTTCGATCTTGTTGTTGATTGTATCGAAACAGTATTTACTGACGAAGAATTATATCAAACGAGCGATCTACAACGCAAGGAAGTTGAAACGTTTGTTGATCAGTTGACATCAGAACAGTTTAAAAATATTACTGACTTTTTCGTTACAATGCCAAAGATTGAACATAAGATTGAATATGACTGCCCAAGTTGCAGCGTTCATAATATTGTTGTTCTTGATGGCGTAGAAAGTTTTTTCGAATAACTCTTTCTCACGATAATTTGAGGAATCATTATAAGACCAACTTCTTACTCATGCAAGAACATAAATATTCTTTGAGTGAACTTGAAACAATGATTCCTTGGGAAAGAGAAGTTTACGTTGGTCTTTTGGTTATGCATTTGAAAGAAAAAGCAGATAAACAAAGGCAAGAACCATAATGGCAGATGAGTCTAAGAGTAATTTCGAAACGGTGTTCAACAAAAAAGAAGGTGTTGGGCAAGAAGAACAGCGCAACAAAGATTCGCTGTTTGATGAAATTAGACAGTCACTGCGCCTTGATAAGAACAGACCAGCAGATAAGCAAGCAGCAACAAGAATGCTTGACACATTTATTGAATCTCTACAGAAAAACAATAGCGATCTTCTAGTCGATCTTGCTGATTCCGACAAGAAACTACTAGAACAAACAATCGATGAGATTTCTAAATTACAAAATAAAACACTTGATGAATTCAAAAAATCCTTAGCATCTATCAATAAACTTGCAGAAGAACTCTCGAGAAGAGGAGAGAACACATCATCGCAGCAGTTGAAAGATCTCGGCGAGAAACTCAAAGAATCCACGCTGCAAGAAAGATTTAAAGCAGAGGGTCTAACTCTAGAAGGTAAAGACGACACATTCGTCAATCGACTGAAGCAAGAATTTTTCGGGAACTCAAAAGAACCTGGAAGAGAAGGCACACCAACCAGAGGTTTCAAAGAAGGTTTTAAGAACTTCGGAAGTGAATTTATGGGAGGATTCAAGCAATCCTTGATGCCAAGGGGTGGGTTCGTAGATCGTTTAACTTCTACGCAAGAATCGCGAAGAGAAAATATTCGCAACGAAACCAATAGAGCAAACGCATATAATAGTGAAGTCTCTAATATTCTTGAAAAGGTAAAGGAAGTAATTCGCGGCAAGAAAGAAGATGCAGCGAAACCTAAAGAAGAACAAACAGATGGCACACAAGCAGCATCGAACGCACCTGACATTGAAAATACAACAAAGGTAGTTGACGGAAAAACTATAAGCGAAAATGCAAATGAATCTGCGCAGAACATTGAAGGCGCAACAAAGAGCGCCTCACAAGAACAAAAGGCAGGAATTACTGACGCAGACGCAAGTTATTCCAGATCTAGCACACAAAATTCCACCAAAGAACAAGATCGTTGGGATGAACTGATAGAT